GATAATTCCGGTTATTTGAAATTTGAAACGTTGATTCGATTAGAATCAATTGCGACCAAACCACGTTATTTAATCTTTGAATAGGTTTCATCAAATGCTTCTGATACTGCTATTTTAATAGAATCTTCATTTACTTTTAAATTAACTTCGATTGTAGGCAAATCTACATCCATTAATTGCGTATTAATGTCATTAATTAATTGCTGCGCTTGATTCTCTGATATTACACCTTTTGAAAAAGCATCTTTGATTGATTCAATTTGTTTATTGGCTTCATCATATACTTCAACATTCCAATTGCCATTGTGGCTTTAAAACTACTTTTGGAGAAACAATAAATGATTTTGCACCAATCTTATTTAATCCTTCTTGAACATTTTTTGATATACCTTCAAATTCTTCATCACTTATCAATCCATTATCTTTTAATTTAACTGCTTCATCAAATTGCTTTTTAAGATTGGCTAAAGCGTTTTTATTTATCTCCAAATCAACATTAATTCCATTGAAATTATTTTTGGCTAATTCGCCATTGATTTTATTCAATGCTTTCCCTTAATGTGCTTTCATCAATAATTCCATCATTGTAATCTTTAAAAGCATCTTCTTTTGCCTTTTTCAATTCATTATATTTCTCTTTTAACTTTTCAAGTTTAGTTAATTGTTTTGTTGTTGCTGCTGTATTTCCACGATTGCCATTTGATGATTTGTTTGAATTGATTGCTTCAATATCAATATCATTCTGCAATCGGTTAATTGTCTTATTGGCCTTATTTAATTCATTACCTTTCCCAATATCATAACCACGTGCCTTATTATATTTTAATGCACCTTCCGCCGTTGCATAATAACTCCCATCATCATCCTTTCTAAATGTTTTTACTCCCAATTTACTTTGAAGTAATTTCATTTGCTTTATTTGGGTATCATTTAATTTCTGATTGGTGTAAATGAATTTCTTTGCTTCTTGTTCACCACCCATTTCATCCATTAAATTAATCTTATCAATCCACGCTTGTTTGAGCAATTCAAATTTTGCCATTTCCTTTGCTCTTTTACTGATTGCGGTGATAAATGTTTGAGTATTGTTAACCAAAACATCTTCTGCGCTTTTAACATCGGTTATTGCCAACCCACATTCTTGAAATGCCTTTTTATTGTCTTTTATGAATTGGTTTTGTTGTTGGGTTGTTTTAAGTGATTTCCATCCATTCTGCAATTCAAGATATTTATTAACCAATTGCTGAACAGCCTGACCAAAAGATTTATGATATTCTTCAAGGTATGATTTACCCTCTTTTGTTGATTTATTTAATTTGTTTTGTTCTTTCGATGAATTGGATGATGCAAGTGCATAGGTTGCAAGACCTGCTGCGGCCACAATAACCAATCCACTAAAATCACCTACCAATGCTTTACCGACGGCAACGGCAACATTCCACGCATTCTTTGCGGCTGTTGAAGCCATTGTGGCCAATGTATTTCTTCCCTCTGCAATTGTTCCCTTATTAATGGATGCTGTATTGGCTTGTTGTATTGCCGTGGTTGCCGCCAATCTGATTCCCTTCAAATACTGCATCAATGCACTATCCTTATTTAAAGCATTGGCAACGGATTGAACACCATTACATAGGGCAATGGATGCTTGAACCTTTAGCATTACTTGGGCTAACTTTTCATTTTCACTTCCCAATAATGCCATTGTTGAAGTTCCTATGGAAATAACACCTGCAAGACCTTGAAATGCTTGAATGGTTGCATCAATTTTATGTGTATCGGATGCAAAACGACTAACGGCATTACGTGCATCGGCAATGGCATCTTCGCATTCACCTGCGTGTTGTGTTATTTCGGTAAATACATCAGTTCCGCTTAACCCATTAAGATTCATTTGTGCTAATAACAATTTCATTTCTCGCAATTGTCTATTTAATGGCTTCCCATTATTTTGAATCTCTTGAAATTTCTTTTTTACTATTTCCAATTTTGCTGTAATGTTGTCATTGCCAGTAAGGTTAAAGTTAAAATTACCGCTTGCCATTTATTTGTTTCTCCATTTGATTTGCAATGTTATTTAATCTTTCAATTTCCTCTTTTGAAATTGATGTTCTGTGCATTTCCACATCATTATCCCACGGAAATTTGATTATATCCATAGGTTTAAGTTTCTTAGATGAATTTGTTTGTGCAATTAGATATGCTAATAATCTTGTTTGTTCCCATTCTTCCTGCTTGGAATAATATGAATATTTCAATACTGCATTTACTTCAAACCACTCCATTTCATCCAATACATAGGTAGGATTATAATTGTATTTGGTTGTAAGCATCACATATATTTCGGTAACGCTTATTCTTTTTTTTTGCCGTCATCGCTCTCATTTTCATTATGCGAAAACATCTCATTCTTTTTCTTTTGGTCTGCCAATAACGCTTCAAAGATTGCAAGTATATTATTGGTATCATCATCCATTTCATCTAAAAAATCAAAGAATGAGGGTATTTCCTTATCTCTATTATTGGCCAATACCATACAATAAAAATATAATAGGTTATCGGTTAATGAATTTATTGGAAAAAATTTCCCCTTTCATTTGCTCATAATATACTGCTGATGCTGTTGAGGCTTTAATCTTATATGGTTTACCCTTGATTGTAATTTCTTTTGTTATCATAATCGTAATGTTGTTTATATGAAAAATGGGCGTGGGTGAAAATACCCACACCCATCAATGGTTATTGTATATATTCTAATTAATTAGTTGTGCCCTTTGTTAATTCTCCTACGCCTTGAAATTGAGCGCTGAATGTTGCATTCTCGCCGTTCTGAGCATTTAAAGATAATGAGGTAATAATTGCTTCACCACTGAAATAATCCTTTGCCTTGTCTGGCGTCCATCCGTCATTAGGTACACTTGCAACGGATTCCGTTTTATTGGCAAAATATAATTTAACTTTCTTTTGTTCAGTCATTAATGAGAATAGATTGCCGTATTTGTCACCGCTTCCATCCGTGCTATACAGGTTTTCAGTCGATACAGTCCACGAAATTGTTCCTGGTTCACTTGTTTGCCATACGCCGCCACTATCCTTCGATGTGGTTTCCTTTGTTTCTTGGCTGATTTCAAGAGTGTGTGAGGTCGCAAAAGCAATTGAGTGATATGTTACATCGCTACCGCTCTCACTTTGTAAAAATAGCATTAAATCAGCGCCTTTTGTTACATTTGCCATATTTGTGTTATTCTATAATATCTATAAGTAAGGTTATTTTTTGAGTATAAACATCATTAAGATAATCTTCTGAACAATCCAATAATTTAATTGAATCAATGTTAATTCCCTCAACAATGCCGTTGAAATTTTTTCATTATATTAATCACGTCTTTTGCTATCACAATGGAATCTTCATAATTATTTGACGCAATTATAATTTCAATTGTCGCTTGTTCCCTAAAATCAAATATATCTTTTGAGGTATATGGTTGCAATGATGCTCTTCGATAAACTATAAATGGAAATTGTGTATTTTGTTCTGCAATTAATGGAAATGTCGGTGCGATATTATTTAATTTCTTTGCAATTACTTTTCCTATTTGTATTGTGTTCATTTTACTATGTTTTGAATATCTTTATTAATTGAATCAGATATTATTTTCATCAACTGCATTTCATCTATTGAATTGTTAAAGAAATAATGTGGTTTAATTCTACCCCTTGAATTGCCCTTCTGATAAAGTTTATTTTCGGTTGATTTTCTTGCATATCCTCTTTTTAATTTTTTGGTTCTATCTATTACTCCACTCTTCTTCAATCTACGCTCATTTGTACCTGCTTCAAACCATTTTAATCTATAGTCACCTAATATATTTACCTTAACCAATAAACTATCATCATAGCCTTTAACTCTAAGCCCTTCCGTCATTGGCATAGGATTCCTTTCAGATGTTTTAATTGCAAATGCGCCCAACCTACTCTTCATTAATTGCCGTGTATCTCGGCAAATTAAACCTGCACCACGGCGCAATCCCTTCATCATTATTTTCTTTACAATTGGATTATTCTTTTTTCCCAATTTTTTCAAATAATGATTTTAATCGGATTGTGATTCACTTATTGAAATGGCGTTATCATTCATTTATTAATTCGCAATTTAATATCTTCTGATTGTTATGCCTATCTTTTTCAATTGATAAAATCCTATATCTTGCATCTTCCCTANNTCACTCATCATATCTTCTGAAATTATCGTGATAATAATCGGATAACAAAACTTATATTGTAGGCATTGAATATTTCATTATTATCATCAATTCTATTCCCATTCTGATATATTACTCTTGCTCTTGTCTTGGGAATATATTGTTCATAATCTACAAATGTTCCTCCATACGCCTTATCACCTTTAATAGGTTTTTCAATTGAAATTACATTATTCAATAATCCGCTTCTAATCATTGGTAATATGTTTTATGGTAAATAGTATTTCTTATATAATTGCAAAAGATACTCCATTGAATAAGGAATTTTTGCAACACTGCCATACGTAATATTTTCCCTATTGCCGTACAATGTTCCAACCATCATCATTATTGCTTGATATATTGAGGGGGGCAAATCTCTATTTTCATCTTCCAATTCAATTAAATCAATATCTATATATTTTGAAACCGAATCTTCCGCAACATCTATTAACCCCATCAAATAATTATCATCATCTTTAAATGATTCATCAATATTCAAATGTTTCTTTATATCTTCTAATGTTACATACATTGCAGTTATATCTTTAATTTAAATTGGGGTGTATGAAGCCACACACCCCAATCATTATATTTAATTATGTCTAATTCTATTTATTAATTAGGCTGTTTTTAAGGTACGCTTAACAAAAGATTCCGTTCTACGTGGTTTTGCATCAAAGTATTGCGTTAATCAACCAAACGTAATCATTACCNATGGCTGCTGGTATATGGTCAATAGTCAAATCGATCA